CTTATACGGCTCTCGGTGTAGAATTAATGGCAACTGGTGAAAACGCCGGTACATGGGGAACAAAAACTAACACCAACTTAAATATTATTGAACAAATTTCTGGTGGTTTTACTACACAAGCAGTAACAGATTCTGGAACACCAACAGCTTTGACAGTTTCTGATGGATCAACTGGGGCTTCTATGTCTCACAGAATGATTGAACTTACAGGATCTATTTCTGGAGCTAGAGTTGTAACAATTCCTTTAGATGCACAAACTTTTTATTTTTTAAGAAATTCAACATCAGGTGCTTACACAGTACAATTTAAATATGCATCAGGTTCAGGAGACACTTTTACTTTTTCAGCAACAGATAAAGGTGATCAACTTGTATTTGCTACAGCAAATGATGGAGTTAACCCAGACATATATACTTTAGGTTTTGGTGATGGTGATGTAACTCTTACTGGAACACAAACTTTAACAAACAAAACTTTAACTAGTCCTGCAATAGGAACAAAAATTTCAGACACAAATGGAAATGAATTAATTAATCTTACTGCAACAGGATCAGCTGTTAATGAATTTACTTTAGCTAATGCAGCAACTGGAAATGGTCCAATTTTATCAGCAACAGGAGAAACTAATGTTGATATAAATTTAAACCCTAAAGGAACAGGTGTTCTTAAATCAGGAACAGCAGCAGTTCAAATTGCTGGTAAAGAAACTATGTGGGTTCCAGCTGCAGCTATGTATGGACCAACTACTAACCCTGCAGACGCAGCTCAAGTAGAAACAACAGCTACAAGACCAGATTTAAAAGTATTTGACTTTGATGCTAGTACACAACAATACACACAATTTACAGTGGCTATGCCTAAATCATGGAACGAAGGAACTTTAACTTATCAAGTTTATTGGTCTCCTTCTACTACTAACACAGGTGATGCTATTTTTGGATTACAAGCAGTTGCATGTGCCGATAGTGATACTATCGATGTTGCATATGGAACAGCGATAGAAGTTACAGACGCAGGTATAGGAACAGTAGAAGACCAACAAATTACATCTGAAAGTAGTGCAATGACAGTTGCAGGTTCTCCTGCAGCAGGCGAACAAACTTACTTTCAATTATTTAGAAAAGCTGCAGACGGTAGTGATACTTTTACCGGAGAATGTAGAGTTCTAGGTGTAAAAGTATTCTTTACTACTGACGCTGCTAACGACGCATAAGGAGAATAAAATATGTTTGGATATCAAGTTTTAGGATTTGGATCAGGCGGCGGTTCAGTTGTCTACGAAGTTAATTATTTAGTCGTTGCCGGAGGCGGAGGTGGCGGAGCCGGAGGTGGCGGCGGAGCCGGAGGTTTTAGAACTTCTGAAGATTCTGCTGTTATAGAATTAGAGGGAGGAGATCACACAATTACAGTCGGTACAGGTTCAGGACCTGTTCCAGGAAATGACTCTTGTCCAAGAGGAGGAAATTCAGTTTTTAGTACAATTACTTCAACCGGTGGCGGTGGAGGCGGTTATGGTAACCCCGAAGCTAATGGTGGAAGTGGTTCAGTTCAATATCCTTCTAAAACAGGTAACAATCCCCCAGTTAGTCCACCACAAGGAAACCCTGCTGGAACACAAATTAATTCTGGCGGCGGAGGAGCTGGCGGCAGTGGAGGAACATCTACTCCAGCCGGAGGAGCCGGTGGAGTTGGAAGAGATAGCTCTGTATCAGGATCTTCAGTAGAATACGCTGGCGGTGGAGGTGGCGGAGGTTACATTCCAAGTCCAGGACCAGGACCAGCACAAGACGGCGGTGGAAGCGGAGGTAGTAGAACAGCTTCAGGATCTAATGGAACCAACGGAAAAGGCGGCGGAGGCGGCGGAATGGGTTTTGATAGCTCTCCTCCAAATGGTACTGGCGGTTCAGGTGTTGTAATTGTTAGCGCTCCAGCGGCCGCAACTTTAACTGTTGCACCAGGAACAAATACTGTAGCAACTGCTCCAGGAGGACAAAAAGTAGCTACCTTTACAGTGTCGGGGACACTTACAGTAGAGTAATGGCATCATTTGCAAAATTAGACGAAAACAACGTAGTTACTCAAACTGTTAAAATTGGTAATGACGTACCAACATCGGATGGTCCTTTAGGTGAAAATGACATGCATGTTGATGGAGAAACTTATTGCACAAATCTTTTTAAAGGTGGAGTTTGGAAACAATGTTCTTCTACAAATGCATTTAGAAAACAAAATGCAGGAATAGGAGATACTTATGATGCTGTTAAAGATAAATTTATAAGACCACAACCATATGCTTCATGGATACTAGATTCTAATGATGATTGGCAAGCTCCAGTAACAAAACCAACAGATGAAAGTCTAGTGGTAAGTGATACTGTAATATTAAGATGGTGCTATTGGAGTGAAGAAAATTACAGATGGCAAAGCGAGAATGTTTTAGAAGACCCAATGACTTCTTATCACTGGGACACAAACACCAATACTTGGGAAATTAGTTAGTCTTTACTTTTTAGTTATTATCAGTTAAATATATATTCATAAGAAAGATTATGAATATAATAGATCTATTTCCGACCCCCATATGCGAAAAATATTTAGAGCCTTTATCTAAAACTACTTTACAAAATTTTTTTAAATATGAAACAAAACCAGATTGGGAGTTTAAAGTTTTACAAAGTAAAAATACTTACATTCTTGACGAAAAACCTTTTAAAAATTTAAAAAAACAAATTAATTCTTTTATTCAAGAATACGTTGATCAAATATTAAAACCTTCAAGTAATTTAAAATTTTATATTACACAATCTTGGTTAAACTACACGAATGAAAAACAAGTACACTATCCACACTCTCATCCTAACTCTATTATATCTGGCGTTTATTATATAAATGCAAATCCAAAGTTTGATTATATTAGATTTAAAAAAAATGTTTACGATCAAATTAAAGTATACCCTAAACAATTTAATAAATATAATTCAGATACTTGGTGGATACCTGCAGCTACAAATAAAATTATTTTGTTTCCTTCTTGTTTAATGCATGAAGTTGGTAATGTTGAAGAAACTTATGGTAAAAGAATAAGTCTAGCTTTTAACGTTTTTGCAAAAGGAGACTTTGGTTCAAGACAAACATTAACAGAATTAAAACTATGAACATATTAGGATTACAAAAAAATCATAACTCATCAGTTGCTTTATTTTGTGACTTTAAATTAGTTTATTATAATCAAGAAGAAAGACTATCTAAAATTAAAAACGATAGTTTTTTTCCCATACACACTTTAAATGAAATTAAAAAATTAAATATTAAAATAGATAAAGTAGTTGTTACAGGATATAACACTCACGATGCTCATCTTGTTTATGGTTATATGTACAAGATGGGTTTAATTGATTCTCCTTATGAAAATGCAGTTCATTATTATAAATCACATCATCTAAATCATGCAGTAAAAGCCATGTATTCTACTGATATGGATGAAGCAGTAATATTAGTAGCTGATGGTCGAGGTTCTAATTATATATTGGATAATGGTAAACAAGGACATGAAGTTTTTTCTGTGTACTTTGCAAGTATCGAACACGGGTTCGATTGTTTATATAAAAGATTACAAACTACTAGGGAAGGACATAAAGCAAAAGTAAGAGCTAATGAAATTTACGGTTTTGACTTTGTTATGGATGCAATTACATTAAAAGGATTTGAAAATTTTGATGTAGATCATAGACCTGTTTCCGGAGCTTTTTATAGTAGAATGACAAATCATTTGGGTTTTAAAACAAACGATGAAGGAAAACTTATGGGTTTACAAGCTTATGGAAAACCTAATAAAAAGATAAAAGAGATTTTATTGAAAGATGATTTATTTGTCTATAAAGATAAATATAACAAAGATATTAACTTTAATGTTAATGTTGAAAAATACCCAGAACTTTATTATCACAAAAAATTAGGATATAAACAAATTCATTATGACATAGCTTATGAAAGTCAAAAACAATTTGAGTATCAAATGATTAAAGTTTTAAATAGATATGCTAACAACGCAAAAAATATTATTATAACCGGTGGTTGTGCATTAAATGTTGTTTTTAACTATAGGTTAAAAAAATTTTTGCCTAAAGACATTAATCTTTATATTGATCCTTTATGTGGTGATGAAGGCAATAGTATTGGAGCTGCAATAACTTTTGGTAAATATTGTGGAACACGAAATAATTTTGATAATATTTATTTAGGACCTGAACCTGTTTACGATATAGAAAAAGGTAATGATAAAATAGAGACTGTAGTTGAACATTTAATTAATCAAAAAATTGTTGGTTTATATCAAGGTAAAGCCGAAGCAGGACCTAGGGCTTTAGGAAATAGATCTTTGTTACTAGATCCTAGGATTAAAAATGGTAAAGACATAATGAACAAAGTTAAAAATAGAGAATGGTTTAGACCCTTTGGTGCATCTATTTTAGAAGAGGAAGCACATAAATGGTTTGACATGGCCGGATTAAAAGAATCTCCGTATATGTTATATGCTGTTGAAGCTAAAGAAGGTGTTAAAGATAAAATCCCTGCAGTGATACATGTGGATAACACGTGTAGAATACAAACAGTTAATGAAAAACAAAACCCGGTATTATATAAATTATTAAAATTATTTAATAAAAAAACAGGGATGCCTATATTAATGAACACTTCTTTTAATTTAGCAGGGGAACCATTAGTAGAATCTCCTAAAGATGCCATAGAAACTTTTAATGAATCAGATATAGATTATATATATTTTGCAGACATAGAAAGGATTTATCAATAATGCATTTAAAACATAACGTATGGTTTTTTAAAAATGTTTTAGATAAAACATGGTGTGATAATATAATAAAAACATACAAACCTAGGGCTACTAAAAAAGGTAAAATTGGTGGGGATGGCGTAAAACAAAAAGCTATTGCAAATAAAAAACGTAGAAATTCTTCTATAGAATGGGTGTTTGATAAAGAAGTTTATAAAAAATTAAATCCCTATCTTCATATGGCAAATAAAAATGCGGGTTGGAATTTTGAAGTTAGCTGGAATGAAGACATTCAATTTACTAAATATGAAAAAGGACAATATTATAATTGGCATATGGATTCGTTTTATCAACCTTTTAAAAATCATAAATTTTCACAATATGAAGGAAAAATAAGAAAAATATCTTGTAGTGTTTTATTAAATGACCCTAAAGAATATAGTGGGGGTGATTTAGAAATAGGTTACAATAACAACGTTGAAACACCTTTGGAAAAAAATAAATCAAATATGAATCAATGTAATTTAGGACAAGGTTCTATTATTTTTTTTCCTGGATTTGTATGGCATCGTGTTACACCTATAACAAAAGGAACAAGGTATAGTTTAGTAATGTGGACAGTAGGAAAACCTTATGTTTAATAAAAATAAATATCAAATATGTAGAAATATAATTAGTAAAGAACTAGCTAATTTTTTATTTAATTATTTAAGAATGAAAAAACAAACTTTTTATTCTTTAAAAAGATTAAACATAAATAATAAACTGTTGGGTTTTGATGGTGACGAGCAAGCACCTGGAAGCTATTCTTGTTATTCAGATATTGCTATGGAAACATTATTAGCAGCTACTAATGAAACGCTAGAAAAAAAAACAAAGCTTAAGTTATCTCCTACCTACACATACACTAGGTTATATAAAAATGGAGACATTTTAAAAAAACACAAAGATAGATTTAGTTGTGAAATCTCCGGCACTTTAAATTTAGGTGGTGACATGTGGCCCATATATCTAGAAAATACTAAAGGAAAA